TGCAGACCGACCGGAGAGGTCGGGTGGGGAATGGCTTTCCAGACTCACTTACTGCACCCCGTGAAGGACGGGTGAAAGGATCAACGCTGCAAAGAACGAATCTCAGCTACCGGGACGCCGGTCGGCAGCTGAGGCAGCTCGGAAAATATGCGATCGGCCACGAGCCGGGTATACCGTCTTGGTAAGACGTTTGCCCGAGCCCATAGCTTTTCGTTTGCACGCAGGTTCTTAGTCCCCGCATTCGCGCCTTCCGGATCGTAGAGATCGGAGAGCTCGTTGCGGGAGTCGAAGAGCGTCGCGGCACAGAGTCTACCGTACACAGTATTGTAGATCTTGTCCTCCGCGGCGGTCAACGGCTCTGCCGGAGACGGCAGGTACGTTAGGACCTTTGCGTGTATTTTCCAACCTGCTTCCACTCTGGACCTGACGCGGTCCAGTTTGTTCCAGAGGATGTCACCAGCTCGGCGCACGTCGAGCATAGTGGGTCCGTGGTAGTCGCCAGTCCTGTCGCAGAAGAACGACGGGAGACCGACACCACCGAGCCACTCGGGGATGTACCAAGGAACGTGGAATTGCTTGAGCACTTTGGCATTTCGTCGGACGAACTCTGTCATGACCCGGTCTGCGAGACGGGTCGGTGACAGGCGTTTGAGTTCGCGAGCACGGGCGCCGAAGGTGACATCTTTCGAGGTGTCTCCAACGACGTCCGAGGCGCCGACCTTCAGTCCGGAACGTTTGTAGCCCAGGAAGAGGCCCATGTTAATGTACTTGGTTTGTACAAAAACAGGACCCTGCCTGAGCACGACTTGTTCCGCACTTGAGAGGCCGGCGCGTACTTCCTCGAGCCGGTTTCGGACCTCGACAACAGTACGCTGGTCCTCCGCGAGTCTGGAGAAGTTAGTAGAATTCACGTTGAGAAACTCACGCGAATAATACGTCTTCCCCACACTTTCAGAGAGACCTGCGTATGCAGTGATAGTGCGCCACAGCCGACACCCTTCGGGAGTCGTGCGTGCCACAATATCATCGCCGTTGAAGAGAGCCTTAACCGCCTTAAGGGGTATCTTGCGACCATCCGCCTGTTCGAGCGCATACCGTGTAAGGGCCGCGTTGGCCAAGCACAGTATCGGAAAGGAGGAGATTGAGCCCATCAGCTGACCAGTCCGTTGAAGATGGAACACACCGTGTTCGTCTTCGAGGACATGTCCCGTTAACGATTTGAGCAGGAGTTCGTGCTCTGCGGCCGAAAGGTCGCAGCATGCAGCGAGCTCGTGCACTATCGTTTCCGAGACCCAGGAGTGCAAGTTGTTAGTTGCATCCGTGTAGTCACCTGAGAGGTACAGTTCCTCCTCTTCCAAGCGTTCGCCCAGCCGTGATTGGAGAATCTCGGCTGTGACAGGTGTTCCGACGAGCTGGAAGCAAGGGGTGTCAGCCAACGTCCGCCACATGAACTTCTGCAGTGGTTTTAGTACCGTATTAGTCAGTGGCGGGCCCTTGGTGATAACCCGAACTTTCAAAGCCTCCGGCAGGCCGACAGGAACCGCATAGGCACCTTCGTTCATCGCCGCCCGTAACAGCCGCCAATAAAAGCGCCTGAAACGGTCGTCGAAGTCCGTGGTGTCCACGTGGAACCCGCCTTCCAGCCGGTCGTGCTCTTGCTCGTTCTTTTTCTCATCCACTTTGCTGAAGGTCACACCAGTCCGAGGGTGGCGAAGGCCGTCAAGGAGATCCGAACCAAGGATCGCCCCAACAGCCCCAGCCGCCGAGCGCGTATTGTTGTAATTCGCGCTGGTGCTCGGCACAAACGGTCGTATCCGATCCTCAATCGTGTACTTCCGTCCAGTGTAGACCTCACGGACAGTCCGCCTCAACTCTCGCTGCGCATCGCTGCGCGAGAAAGTAAGGGCCTGTGTAGGGCGCAGCTTCTCTGCGTCCGACCATCGATGGAGTGACACGAACGCCGGTGTTTTGCGTTCCGTGGACAGCTTCGTGATGGCCTCACGTTCAGCACGCCTGACAGACGCCACGCTCGGTCGCGGGAAACCCTTCTTAGAATACAGCACAGAAGTGACGAATGAACGCCACTCCTCTGTTGTACTTTTCAGTCGGAAGACCCGGACCCAGCGTGACGCCCGCCCCCCAAGGAGTTTGGAGGGGTCGTCAGCGATCTTGAACGGAGGCACAGGACGCACCGGTTGGTCGGTGTGCGCCGAAAAGAAGGCGGCGAGTTTGTACTTGGCTACTTTGAGCCAGGCATCCTCGCCCCCCACATCGTCGCACAGCGCCTTCCAGTGCTGGAGTGTCTTGGCACTTGACCAGCCATCGGAATCGAACCCGTAAAGCTGGAAGAGAGTGCACAGAGTGGAGAGACAGCGTTGTAACGAAGAGAGCGTGAGGACGCTCCCCCCGGGAGTTTTCTTTCGTGTCTCTACCATAGACGCGGCACCTGACACGGTGCTGCGTGGTTGTTGTTCCTTCGCGGGGGCGGCCTGAGCGTGACCTAGGTCAAGCTCTTCCGCCTTCGCAGGAGACGCAATAGCGTGCTTAATGTCCATTGTGGAGTTCAGTACGTGTTTTG